ACGTCACCTATTTGCGCCGCGTTGTGGTTGCAGAAAGTAAAGCCGCACTGGACGAACTGCTTAAACTGCCAGGCGCAGCATTGCAAATCGCGGAAGCAGTAAATGCGAAATATGCGCCGAAACTGGAAATTGAAGTAAAAAACTAACCAACCGGCTGCGGGCTATCGATAACAACTTTATTGAACAGGCATTAACGCTGCGGCGTTATTACCTGCCGGCTGAAAATGATAGCACCGAGAATTTAGCCCGCGCCATTTGGCTGGATAACCGGCATTGGGAAAATACGCGAGTGGCCACCGCAAACGGCATTTCTTTGGCATTTAAAGGCGAATAATGAAACAGCTAGATTTTACCCTGAGCCTGATCGACAAACTGACGCGGCCCCTGAAACAGGCCCAGGCATCGGTTACCGGCTTTGCGGAAAAATCGCAAGCGGCCTTTGGCAAGATTGCCGTGGGCGGGGCCGGATTGGTGGGGGTTGGCTTGTCAATTAAGGGTGCATTAGGCCCGGCGATTGAGATAACCGACGCCCTGAACGCGGCGGCCACCAAGGGCATTGATGAAACCACGTTGCAGAAGGTGGCCGGAGATGCGCTGGCTTTCAGCGCGAAATACGGCAAATCGTCGGTGGATTTCATCAACTCCACCGAAGCGATCCGCAGCCAGGTGGGATTACTGACCAACCAGGAGTTGCCGGCGTTTGTGGTGGCGACCAATACCCTGGCGGCAGCCACGAAGGCCAGCGGCACCGAGGCGGCCGAGTACATGGGCAGTATGTACAACAAATTCAGCAGCTATGCCGAGAAAATCGGGCGTGTTGAGTTTGCCGAGCAGGTCGCCAGTAAAACGGCCTACATGGTTAAAGCCTTTGGCACCAACATGCAAGCCATGTCTGACCTGATGGAAGGGGCCAGGGGCGTGGGGGCCAACTACGGTGTGGGCATCGATGAGCAGTTCGCCGTAATGGGGCAACTGGAACGCACATTGGGATCGGAAGCCAGCAGCGTTTACGAGTCGTTTTACCAGACGGCCCAGGACGGGGCCAAAAAGCTGGGGATGAGCTTTGTTAATGCCTCGGGCGGCATGGTGAGCTTGCCGGAAATGCTGGAGAAATTGCAGGCGCGCTACGGCAAGAGCATCGAGGGGAACCTCAAGGCGCAAGCCGCGCTGGACGATGCCTTTGGTGATTCGTCGGTACTGATTAAACAGCTTTACGGCAATGTGGATCTGCTGAAACGCCATATTAACGAGCTGGGCAGCAGTGACGGGATGAAGCGCGCCACGGAAATGGCGGAGCGCATGACTAACCCTTGGGAACGTCTAACCGCTATCTGGTATTCCATCCGGGCGGCGATGGGGTTAACGCTGCTGCCGGTGCTCTATCCGCTGATTAACAAAATGGCGGACGCGGGGCAAACCCTGGTGCGCTGGTTGAAGTTATTCCCCAACCTGGCGCGGGCTATTGGCCTGGCGGTGCTGGCGTTCTTAAGCCTGGCGGCTGCGGGTGCGATAGCGAACCTGGCGATCGGCGTTCACATGTTTTTGATGCTGGGCCTTAAAAAGGTGTTGGGGCCGGTGGCCAAGCTGTTGGGCCTGAACCGCCTGGCAATGCTGGCCGGTGGTGCGGCTACGGCGGTGTTTAACCGTGGCCTGGTGATGCTGCGCGCTGGCCTGTTGGCCGCCTCGATTGCCGCCCGTACCGGTGCGGTATCGTTCCTGCTGATGAGCTGGCCGATCGCGCTGTTGGTAGCCGCCATTGGTGCCGTGGTGGCAGCGGTGTGGGCATTTTGGGGGCCGATTAAAGCGTTTGTGTCCGGGTTTATTGCGGGCTTTAAAGAGGCCGCCGGCGCATTGTCCCCCTTTGCCGGTGCGTTTGACCTGGTGAAACGGGCCGCGGCTGGGGTGTGGGGCGCGATTCAAACGGTGTTTAACTGGTTTGTCCGATTGCTAACCCCAGTCCAGAGCACGGCGGCGGAGCTGCAAGGCGTCACCAGTGCCGGCCAGGCGTGCGGCCAGATTGTTGCCGGCGCAATAGGTTTACTGCTGTCGCCGATTGAACTGGTGATTACTACCGTGGGCCATTTGTTTGACGCATTCGGCATCGTAAAACAAGGCTGGCTGGACGTGGTGGCCGCGTTTGATCCGTCATCGCCTATCGCGTCGTTTATGAAGATTGGCAGTGTGGTAGCGGGGGTGTTTACCAAGCTGTGGGGCGTGTTCCGGTCTGCGTTTGCCGATACCTACAACTGGATCATCGACAAAATCAACATGCTGCCGGGCGTCAGTATTGACCCCATGCATGTGGATGTGGTGCCGACGGTGACCGAACCCCAGGGAATGGTAAACATGCCGCCGGTGACGGTGCCGGCGATTGATGCGGGCGCGTTGCCCACCGGCCTGGCCACGCTGGAAGGTAGCAACGCATTACCGGCAGCGGCCCAGGCTGCGGCAGTGGCCCCGGTGGCTGTGCCACAACCTGTGCCGGCGCTGATGCCGGCAGAAAGCGCACGGAAAACCCTGCTCCAGGATGTGAGCGATCCTATCGTGGTACCCAGGGCAATGCAGGGAACGGCAGCAACACCCGCGCCCGCTGTGCCGGCGGTTAAGGTGCCGCAGCCACCGCCGCAACAGGTGCAGGTGCTGGCCCAGGTGCAAGCCGAGAAAAGCGCACCGCCTCCGCCCGCGCCGAGTCTGTTACTGAGCGGCGGCAAGCTAAAAGGGATTGGCCCCGGCGGGATTAATAAAGAAATTAATAACAACAGTCGAACCGTTACGGATAACCGTAAAAATATTGAGAACGTCCATATTAACGTTAAGCAGGGCATGACGCCTGAACAGCTAATGGAATGGCAGGAATTAAGTTAATGAATGAACCCCTTTATATTGACCTGCTAATAGAAAATGGCGATTTCTCGCTAAATACAGGCCGGGAGCCGGTGTTATGTCATAACAAGGTGAGCATTGGCCAAGATTGCGTTCACGCTATTTTAGAAAGTGGGTTAGTCACGCAATTAGTGGCAGAAAGAAGCCCGACACTGCGCGCCGATGTGATTATGCAAATCGTATTGTTATTAGAAGATGATGAACGAATTGTTCCAGGCACCGTCGTTATTAGCGAGGAAACGTTAAAGCGTTTGTGGGTGACGGCAGAAACGTATGATTTCGGCAAGGTGGAGGCCAGCGTTAATTATGACGACGAAACCGCAAGTTGATTATGAAAAAGCCTTAACTGAAAGCGGAATGCCGATTACCCAGGATGAGGTTAATACTAAATTTAACGAATTGGTGACCGCAGAAGGGTTAATTACCAACACCTCCAAAATGTCACCGTTCTGGCGACTTATCCAGGCGATTATTACCGCCCCGGTGATGTGGTTAAAGGATGTATTGGTGTCGGTGGTTATGGCCAACATGTATTTGGCCACTGCCGGCGGTACCTGGCTGGAAATGTTCGCCTGGGGCGTCAACGTGAAGCGCAAGCCGGCGACGGCGGCGGAGGGGCTTTTTCGTTTCGACAAGGAGAACGCCGGCGCGATGGTCACGATCCCCGCCGGCACGGTGGTGCAAACCGAACGCCTGAACGGCCACGTGTACAGCGTGGCCGTGGTGAAGGAAACCACGTTAGCCGCTGGCGCTGCCGGCGGACTGGTGCCGGTGAAGGCGACCGCGCCAGGTGGCGCGCATAACCTGGCCCCGGGGTATTACCGGATTTTACCGCAGGCGGTGCCAGGCATCGTGCGGGTGGAAAACCAGGAAGGGTGGTTATCGGTGCCCGGTGCTGACCAGGAATCCGACGACGATTTACGGGACAGGGCGCGCAACCAATACAACCTGGCGGGCAACTATCACACGGATGCGGTTTACCGCAGCATGATCGCCAGCGTGGCCGGGCTGAGTATTGACCGCATTTTCTTTCAACATGATGCGCCGCGCGGGCCGGGAACGGCGAATGCCTATCTGTTGTTGGATTCAGGCATTGCCTCGCAGCCGTTTATTAACGCGGTCAATGATTACATCACCAACAAAGGGAACCACGGCCACGGCGATGATATGCAGTGTTTTGCCATGCCGGAAACCCAACACGATTTGACCGTGACGCTCTATCTGGAAAACACGGCCAACTTTACGGCGGACGCGCTGGCCACGCTTAAGCGCAACAGCGAAACCCTGATCCGCTGTGCGTTCCGGCAAAACGCCGAATACGACGTAAAGAAAACATGGCCGTATGCGCGTTTCTCGTTTTCCAACCTGGCCAGGGAGTTACACCGGGCTTTCCCTGAGCTGGAATCCATCACGTTTTCCAAAGGGGACATTGTGAGCGAATTGAACGTGCCGCGTTTGAAAACCTTAAAACTGGGGGTAGCCGATGCCTGATTTTAAAGAACGCCTGGCGGGGATGCGGTTGCCGTCCTGGATGAATCGAGGGGAGCCGGCCAAGCTGCTGCGCGCCTGCCGCAATTTCTGGTTGTGGGTGTATGGCTGGCTGACCTGGCCGTTGAAACAGCTTGATGCGGTCACCTGTGCGGTGCCGCTGCTCCAGGTGCTGGCGTACCAGCGCGATATTACCCGCTTTAACGGGGAGCCGCTGGAGCTATTCCGCAAGCGGGTGCAGTACGCCTTTATCAACGCCCGCGATGCGGGGTCGGTGGCCGGGTTTATCGCCATTTTTGAACGCCTGGGCGTGGGCTATGTGGAAATCCTGGAGCGCCAACCGGGCATTGATTGGGACGTGATAAGCGTCCGGGTGACAGATGGCCAGGTTGCCAGTAATCCCGACCTGCTGATGCAGATCATCCGGCAATATGGCCGCACCTGCCGCCGTTATCGATTTGAAGTTATTAACAATTCCGTCCTGCAATTACGCGCTGGCTGGGTGGGATGTGAGTATGTGTGTTACAGCGCCGCCAGTGCAGTGGCCAGCACCAATAACCAATCTTCCGCCACCGTGGCGAGCGCATCACTTAAGGGGTAGTCAACATGTCACAAACCGCGATCACCTTTGCCTTTGAGCAATGGAAAGCAAAAGAAGCCGTGAACGGCTCCCGCGTGGTGCTGGATGAATTTGTTTTTGCCAACGTGCCGGGCCTCGATGCCAGCAAGCCAATCGACCGCAAAGAGGGGATGCCGGCGGCAGCCAAGATTGTGCATCGCCAGGCTGTCAACAAAACCGGCGTCGTGAACAATAACGCCGTGGTGTATTCGGTCACCCTGGGCACCGAGGTAGGCGATTTCGACTTTAACTGGATCGGCCTGGTGAATAAGGCAACCAACACGGTGGCGATGATTGTCCATGCGCCGATGCAACGCAAGGTGGCCAACCGTGCAGGCCAGCAGGGGAATGCCATCACCCGTTCCTTTGTGATGGAGTATGACGGCGCGGCCAAAGAGACGGCGATCACCACGCCGGCAGAAACCTGGCAGATTGATTTTACCGCGCGCCTGGGCGGCATTGATGAAATGCAGCGCCTGATTAACCGTGACCATTACGGTGCCGGCGCATTCTTTGGCAATGGGTTCCTGGTAGCCAAAGCCGGCGCGCAATATTTCGTAACGGCGGGCACCGGCTATGTGGGCGGACTGCGCGCAGTGCTGGCGGCCAACCAAAACATTACCGTGACAACCAAGCCAATCAAGGTCTGGGCAGACGTGAGTTTGCAGGGCAACGTGGTAAGCCAATGGGCTGGCGCTGTGAAATTTACCGTTGCGGCCACTGCGTCGGATTACACGGATAGCGCCGGTTTTAAACACTGTGTGTTTGCGGTGGCCAGCATCGATGCCGCCGGCAACATTACCGACTTGCGCCCAAAAGGTTCACTGTCCGACCAGGCCGGCAATGATGCCTATTTGCGTAAGGACGAC